TATCTGTTTATTTCAACTGTTCCTGTTTTTGCATTAGTTTTGTAGAAATATTGATTACTCCCTAAGGCACCACCAATTTTCACTCTGTTTTTTACAGCGTTAGATCCGTATGTGGCAGTTGGAGCAAAAGTTTGAGACATTATAGAAACTTTTTAGTTATTTAGGAGGGATTTTGTATAAATTTTGCATAAGGTATAGCAAGTAGGTCATCAAGTTCATTGCGTTGAACAATATAAAGTTGTCCTGCTAGTTCATTCCAAGTATAATTTCTGTATTTTCTCCAATGGAAGTTAAGTCCTCTGAATCCCCATGCAAATAACTCTACACAAGCAATGAGGGGATGTTGGTCATATTCTTCACCAGGAGTCTTTGCATTGTATACAAATGTATAGAAGTTTCCTACATCAGGGACTGGAGTGACAGTTTCATTAAGAACCTGCATAATTTCCAGCATCATTTCTTCTTGGTCATTAGTTCTATTATTTAAGTCACTCAGGTATTGACGGATACGATTATCCTCCTCCTGTTGTTCTTCTCCATCTAAACCAAAATCTTCATCTTCCATGGTTGATACCTAATTCTTGTTCGGTAACAATTTTAAATTCAATTTTTCTATCTTTACACCATTCATCAGCAGCAGACCATTTTGCTTGATTGGTTGCATAGGTTTTACATTCATAGAGATATGATTTGGTCACATTTTTTCTTGGTTTGGGTGGGCGTGTTTGTTTTTTAGGTTTAACTTCAATTACATATGTTTTGATTTGACCAGTACTTTCTTTGACTTTTATAATGAAGTCTGGGAAGTACCTTCTAGTTTTACCATCAGGAGCACGATAGGGGATCCAAAATTCTTCACTTCCCCATTCAACAATATTTTCATTTAGATCACAGTAATTGCAGAATCTTCTTTCCCAAGAACTACGACAAATAATGTTACTTATATCTCCTTTATATTTCTTAGGTTTCTTTGGTTTAAATATACTCTTAATACTTTCTGCCATATCTCTTATACATAATATATAAGGTCAAAAAGTATTTATAAAATGCCACGAGTAGCAAGAGTCTCAGACATTAAGGCTAATTTATTAAGACCAGCAACTACTTCTCACTTTGAAGTTGAGATACCCCTCATTAATGCGCTTCGTGATAAATGGCAAGGTGTTGGTAAGCAGGATAAAATTAATTTAATGTGTTCAGAAACAGTTCTTCCTGGATCTAATTTAGCAACATTTGAGATTGATAATGATAGAACTGGTGTAACAGAGAAACATGTTCATAGAAGAATATTTGATGATAGAATAGATTTAATTTTTTATGTTGATGCTGGATTATATACTCCAATAAGATTTTTTGAAGAATGGACCTCTTATATTGTAAATGGGAGGCAAATTAGTGAAGCTGATCAAGACACTCAATTAATGCAACCTAATTATGATTATAGAATGAGATATCCTGATAGTTATATGGGCGCAGGATTGAAAGTTAGAAAGTTTGAAAAGGATCATGGGAATATATTGGAATATGAATTTGTTAGAGCATTTCCTTTGGCAATAAATTCTATGCCAGTTTCTTATGATACATCTTCATTATTAAAATGTACGGTATCAATGAGTTATATAAGGTATGTTGTTAAAAATTTAGATAAAACTTATGCTTATCCTCCAAGCCAACCTAAAGGGATAAATTCTTCAACTCTAGGTAAAGCATTTACTGCTCCTCAACAAGCAAGATTTAATGCAGCAGGTCTAGCTGGTGGTATAGTTGATGCTGCTGTAGATAGATTGACTGGAAATGATTTTCTTGGAGACGTTGCTGGTGCATTTACTGCAGGATTCTTGGGATCCAGATAAACCCACTAAATAAACATACTGAAGTGTTATAGGACATTATGCCTTTACCAAAAATTGCGACTCCGACCTATGAGTTGGAGTTACCTTCAACAGGTAAATCTGTTAAATATAGACCATTTCTTGTAAAAGAAGAAAAGGTTCTTGTAATTGCTCTAGAAAGTGAAGATAATAAACAAATTACTAATGCTATCAAAGCAGTTCTTAAGAGTTGTATTCTTAGCAAAGGAATTAAAGTAGAAGATCTTCCTACATTTGATATTGAATATTTGTTCCTCAATATTCGTGGTAAGTCTGTTGGAGAAGATATAGATGTTAATATTATTTGTCCTGATGATAATAAGACTCAGGTTCCAGTAACAATTGCCCTAGATGAAATCGAAGTTCAGAAGGATGATAACCATACTAATAAGATTAAAGTGGATGAAAATATTATGATGGAAATGAAGTATCCATCACTTGATCAATTTATTAAAAATAACTTTGATTTTAAAGAAGGTAATCAAATGGAACAGTCATTTGATTTGATTGCATCATGTATTGATAAAATTTATACTGAAGAAGAAGTGTGGGCAGCTGCTGATTGCACTAAGAAGGAAATGAAGGATTTCTTAGAGCAAATGAATTCTACTCAATTTAAAGAGATTGAATCATTTTTTGATACTATGCCTAAATTATCTCATACTTTAAAGATTACTAATCCAAAGACAAAAGTGGAAAGTGAGGTTGTATTGGAGGGTTTAGCGTCTTTTTTCGCATAGCCCTACTGCATATGAGTTTGGAGGATTATTTCAAACTAAATTTTGCTTTGATGCAGTATCATAAATATAGCTTAACAGAGATTGAAAATATGATGCCTTGGGAACGAGACATCTATGTAGGTCTACTTCAAGCACACCTTGAGGAAGAAAAATTAAAGCAACAGCAACAAGCTAATGCCCGTTAAGATCAGTCCATTAAAAATACTTTCCGATCTCGGATATGAGATGGTTGACATCGAGACCGATGAGGATTATCTTAGTGCCTTGAGGGAGGCTATTGTAACTATTGAAGCTGCTACAAAAGGATCAGGGGATAAGAGGTCAGAAGCATTAAGAGAAGAGTTTTTAAGAGTAAGAGAAGAAAGGAAATCTCCTAATAAGAAAGTAAAAATATCTCAGAAAAAGATAAGCACTTCTAAGTTTTTTGACAAAGGGGGAAAAGAATCTCCTGTTGGGACAAAGGGTGGTTCAATAGTAGAGATTAATAATAGTGTTACTTCTATTGTAGAAACTTTAAAAGAAGATCAGAAGCAAGATAAAAAACAACAGGGTTGGTTCCGCAAAATGGTGGAGAGGTTTAAGAGAAGAAAGAAAGAAAATAAATTAGAATTTAGGGTATTTGATGGAATAAAGAAAACTGCATCCAAAGCACTTGAACCACTTAAAAGTGCATGGTCAAAGTTATTAGAATTTTTAGGAAGGGTTTTTCTTGGTAGAGTTTTATTTAAGATTTTGAAATGGATGGGTAATAAACAAAATCAAGGAAAGTTGAAGAGTATTATTAAATTCCTTAAAGATTGGTGGCCTACAATGTTGGCTGCATATTTGTTATTTGGAACTGGATTCACTAAGATGGTGGCTGGTTTAATTAAGGTTGTGGTATGGAGTGTTGGAAGACTTTCAATATTGATTCCTAAATTAACTGCAGCCATTGCTAAATTAGCATCTGGAAAGATACTGAAAGGTCTTAGTGGTCTTCTTGGAGGAAGTGGAAAGGGTAAAGCTTTCACTAAGTTATTCAGTGTGGGAGCTGGTGCATTTTCTGGTGGTGGTTTAGTTAAAGAAATGCATTATTATAATGAAGGTGGAAAAGTTCCTGGATCGGGTAATAAGGATACTGTTCCTGCTATGCTAACTCCTGGTGAGTTTGTCATGTCTAAAGGAGCAGTTCAGAAGTATGGTGTGAATACTATGGAGTCTATGAATGCTGCTGGTGGTGGAACTAACAGACCAACAATGGGTAGATATAAGGTAGGTGGTAAGGTCCAAACTATGAGTGAAGAGTTAGGACATACTAGGGGTACAGTAACTGATCCAAAAGAGAAAAAAGCAGAAGAATCATATATGCTTAAGTATCTTAATGAAGAACGAGCCTTGCAGGGTTTGAAACCTAAAAAGAAATTAACTTATGCTCCAGGTGTGGAACTTACAAAAGCAATGGGTTCAGAATATTATGGTGGTGGAGTAAAAGAAACATCAAATACCTTTACAGATTTTGATAAGGGTATCAAGACTAAATTTGATACAAAAACAAGAGGTGATGAATCCATAATGCGTGGATCAATCGGTCAAACAACAGAAGAAGATAGGGAGAAGTATTTTGCAAAAAACCCTAATGCAAGATTTGCAGAAAACCTCAAGGGGCAGCTTAAACTAGATCTTTTAGGTGCTGATATATCTTCTAGTGCCAAAATGGCTGGTGGTGGTTTAGTTCAGCATTTTAAAACTGGTGGAACAGTATATACACAAGAAGAAGCAAATGCTATGGTGGATTCTTTTGATAATCGACCACTGGCACGAATTCAAAAGTTAGATAATGAGAGAGATGCGATGGACAGAGGACCTGATGGTAAATTATCAAGAAAGGATAGGAAGAGATGGAATGAAATTGGGGACGAAATAGATGCACTCCAGAAACAAATAATAGCAAATCGGAAATCGACTACCACACCTAAAACAGGTGGTGGATGGTTTGGTGGATTATTTGGTGGTGGTAAAAAAAGAAGTGGTGGTAGCAGTGGTATATTAGGACCAATAAGTAGTGATGTTGGTGATATGGTTAACATGGACAAATATGAGGCATCACCTAAACCTAAAGCAGAGGATAGAATTTCTAAAGGAGAACCAATTTATAACAAACGTGGAAGAATTGTTGGTTATAAGGATAATAATAAACCTGATTTAACACCAGTTGCTAAAAATAAAATTAAAGTTATAGATGCTTATAATCAAGAAAAAAATAAAATGGAAGATAAGCCGATGGTGGAAAAATCTACTAAAGAAATACCTAAATTTGATGCATTGGGTGGAAGGTCTGCTCAAAAAATAAAAGTATTGGGGATTAGTGTATAATGGCAGTAGTAGATAAAAATAAACTCTTAGGAAAGGGTGTAAAAGGAGGAGATCTTATGGTCCGTCCTACTACTTCTTTAGTGGGATCTTCTGGTGAAAAAATAACTGAAACTTCTGATGAGAAGGATGTTGTTCATACTATTAGTATAAAATTAGTAAAAGTTGATAAATTCTTAAAAGGAAGTCTTGTTGCTGATAAAGCAGCACAGAAGAAGGAACAAAAACAAAAAGAAGATGAATTAAGAGTAGAACAAGAAGAAGATAAGGAAAAACCTGATGGTGGTGAGGAGGATGAAGAAACTCCTAGACCATTATTACCCAAGATGAGTTTCTTGGATAAGATTAAAGATTTTTTAGGTAAAGTTATTATTGGATGGTTTACCTTTAGATTACTTAAATTTTTACCTAGAGTGATGGGAATTGTTAGGGTAATAGGTAAAATAGCAGATTTTGTTATTTGGTTTGGTGGTAAACTCCTTGATGGATTAATAACTATGGTTCATTGGGGATATAAAGCATTTGAGTGGACTCGTGGAGTAGTAGGGAATATTTTTGGTGACAAAGGTGTTGAGGTTTTTGATAAAATTAGTGGAGTATTGAATACAGTTTTAAATCTTACAATGATGCTTGCTGCAGCAATGATTGCTTTAAGTAATGAGTTTGGAACCAATCTTCTGGATTTTGGTAAGAATTTTACAAGACTTTTTAAGCATGGAATTGGACCAAGAGTATTAAAAAGAGCCTTAATTCAAGTATTTGGAAAGAAGGGTGCTTCTACGCTTATTGGTTGGGGTACTAAAGCATTAGGTATTGCTAAAGCAGCACCTCTGGCAGCAGTTGCTAAAGGTGCTTTAATAGTAACTGCTGCATCAGGAGCAGCATATGCTATTGGAGAAGGTGGTTCTCGTTTAATGAAGTTGAATGATAGGATTACAAATTATGCAAGAGACGCTCATGAAAAGTCTAAGGATTTAAAATGGTGGGATCCTCGTAAGTATTTTTGGGGTGTAGTCGCAGGAGTTTCGGATGTTGCTCATAGGTTAACAGGAGCAATGACTGGTTTCTTTGATATTCTTGGAACACCATTTAGATTGTTAAGTAACTGGGCTAGAGTGCAATTTGCTCCAGAAGATCAAAAGGAAGCAGTGCGAGAAAATATAGCAAAGGAGATGACCGCATTTGATGGAAGAGTTAGAGAACAAATGAGAAGGTTTTATAATATGTTTGATATTGGACAACTTTTTGGTAAGGGATGGATTTCTGATGAGAAGGGTGCTTGGAGTGGTGGAAATAAGGAAGACGGGTTAAAAAATATTTACCAGAATAAAACAATAAATCGAAAAGATGATAGTATTGACATGAGATTTAGAGAGATTCCACATCTCTTTAATCGAAATGAAGAGGTAACAACAGATAAAACTATAAAAGCATCACTAACAAAAATCGAAGTAGATGGAAAGTTAGTTCCTAGAGGACTTTCAGGTCCTATGGAAACTTTTGGTGGTAAAGGTGGTAGTACATATGATGATGGAGCAGTTCCTGTTCCTAAAACTGGACCATCTATAGTTCATAAAGGTAATGCTGAAAACATTATTCCATTAGATGTAAATTCTGTTAAAAATAAAACATCTAATGTTTCTATGCAAGCATCTTATGAAGATCCTGAAGGTGAAACTATTTTTGTTAAAGTAGCAGATAAATCTTCCTTTCCTTTTACAGAAAAGGGTAAAGAATCATTAACACCATCTATTGTGGGTGGTGGAGGAGGAATTGATGAAATGGCTGAGCTTCTTTATAAAGGTGGTTAAATATAATTAGGAGGAATAACTTATGGCAGGACAAGGCAACAAAAATTTAAAAAGAAATTTAGCTAGAAACTCTGAACCAGCTCTTCTTGAGAAAGTAAATATTATTTCTAATGTAAAGAAAAGTACTAGTGTAAGTGTATTGCAAGGAACAGTTCGTGTATTATATTGGGAAAGTATTCTTGGTGATACAGTAAAAGCATCTGTAATTTTTACTGATGCTGGTAATACGATGAAATCAACAAAACAAAGTAAGAGAGGAACAAAACCAACGACAAAGAAAGTAAGTGCTGTTGAAGGTCTTCCTATTCTTGGAGGAGAACAGGTTGATTTAAAGTTTA